TGGCGATCTCGCAGTCCGATCGGCTCGCATCTTCCTGCTCCACCTTTGGGCAACCTCCGACTTGCGTCGAATATTGCGTCCTCCGTCCTTGCGGTCGACCAACTTGCGACGTTCATCGGCTATCGTCCTTGCGGGGCTTCCGTTAATCGATTTCCGGCTTTCGCCGACAATCGATTTTCAGGCTCTTCCGCCGTCCAATATCCGACTCTCGTCACAACCATCAGGTATCCTAAGCTGGTCTAGTAAGGCGGGCCTTACAGGCATAGGAAACTCTTTCTCAAGAGAGAGATACCAAACTTCTCTTTTCCATAGGTTGTTACGACAAATGGCGTAAGGGCTGAATTTACAATCCAGACCTCGAGTAAGTGAGCGGCACGAGGCCACTATATAGCGTACATTCACCTTGAGGAACCAACTTTCAAGGATCATCAACACTCTTTTGGAGCACGGATAATCCTTTCTTACGCGATGCCAACGACCGGTCAGGCCGGCGACACCGTCATCCAGGGTACCAAACCCGAATGCAGTTGAGCGTAAGCAAGGCACGAGGACTGGCAAGCCAGACCTACGTGCTCGAAAGAGGCGGGAATTCAAGGAGAAGTACTGGGGCTTGACAAGAGTCTTGCCCTTACTCAAGGTTAGGCCGGATCCTACCACACCATCCATCCAACGACGAGCCACTTCGTGCCGGGCACGGAATACTATGTCGTCACCGTTGATCCTGACCGGGACCTCGGGACCGACCTTTGCATAATAGCGAAAAGCTAAATAATTGACTATACAAAGGAGAGGGAAGGATAGGAGGTTTCCCATCAACTGTCCGCTCCTCACTCGAGCGAGAGAATCCCCGGAGGAAATCTCGAGCTCTTGTGAATCGTAGGCAAGTTCTTTGATGTGTTCCGGCACTCCCGTTGCCGAACGAAGAATCTTTCTGAGTATCAACTTCTGTACCCAAAGATTCAAATTGTCGGTGGCGCTCTCGTAGTCACCACTGACGAACAC